TAGTAGATGTTCTTCGCGACCTTCCACGGTGATGGGATTTTCATGCACGCCCCGCAACATCTGTGTACGGCGTCAGCACTGCGTCGTATCCGTACTGATCATTCATATCGACCACGCTGCCGTCGGCACGATGATAGGTGAACTGCGTGTTGCCATCATCGAGCGTGCGCCAACTGATCCCCGTGATGCCGTTGGCGGCGTACCAGCGCTCCAACCTATCGTCGTCATCGTCCATTGCTTCGCTCCATCAGCACGTCGTTCCAATCCTTGCCGTGCGGCGGCAACATCACCTCAACCACGCGCTTGATCTTATCGCGCTCCGCCTCCACGACCAGCCGCTTCGCCAACGCATACGCCGCCGCCTGTCCGACGAAGTTCTTGTCGCTGTCGCCGAATATCTTGATGCAACTCACACCAGCCGGTGCCTGCCACGCAGCGAGCATCGCCGCCGATGTCGTCGCCCACACCGGCATGATGTCGAACAGCGCGCGCGCCGACAGCGCGGTCTCGATCCCCTCCGCGATCCCCATCACCTGATCGACCGGGTGCAAGCGGATCGCTCCGCCCGCAACTACCGCGCCCTTCATGAACATGCGCGGCGGATCAACCATCGCCTTGCCGCCGCCTCTCGCGAGATAGGTTCGATGGATCGTTGCCGGTCGATCATCGGGACCGGTGAACACCGCGATCATTCCCGGCCACGTCGTGTTCGTCGAGTAGTGCTTCATCTCCGGAACGTAGCGCAGTGATTTCGACCACGGTGCAAGAGCGCAGCCACGCTTCGCGAGATAGAGCGACACCGGATCGCCGTCGGTGATCTTCCGACTCGCATCGTACAGGCGGCGCAGCGCGCGCGGGTCGGTCGCGCGTGTCGTCTCGAACGATGGTGTCTTGCCGTTTGACGGCGGGAGATTCCCGATCACCTGATCCACCTCGTGTGCTGCGGTCTTGAAATCGATTCCCTTGAACCGCATCACAAGCTGCACGCCCTTGCCAGCGCCGCAGGCGCGACAGAAGTAATCGCCCTCGCCGCTGCGGTCGCTGAACGACCAACGGTCGGTGCCGCCGCACATCGGGCACGGTCCGTTTTTCTTCGCCAGAAATTTCGGGTCGATGCCGACGGCTGGGAGAATCTCGCGCCATCTCCCATGCGCTGCGGTGATAGTATCTTGCCTCACCGTCGCCTCCCCTTCTTCGCTTGCTCTTCGAGCCAGAGCTTCTCGGCAATCCTCGCGCGCTCGTCGAGCGTATCACGCGGGGCATGACGCACTACCGTGCCGTTCGGCAACTCGGTGCCCTCATCGTATTTGGATTCGCTCGCCTTGAACCTTTTTCGGTACTGCATTTTCGCCATCGTTTTTCCTTTCAGACATACCTGTCCACTTTCCTCCTACGATAACCTGCAGGGTGTCCCGTGCAGGTTGGTCGTGGAGTACTCGTTGTCCCTCGATAGGGTCAGCCGTCCGAAAGTGGTCAACGGGCCGGGCCAGCACCCGACGTTCCCCACGGCTCAGGGTCTCACGATCACAGGACGGCGCTGTATTCGGGACCGGGAACCACCGGGCAGACATCCCACAGCAACGGGTTCTTGGGCCGACATGATCGACCGGGAACGATGATGGTGGTTTGGGGCTTGATGCTTGGTGCAAGAGGAAGTACTTGTTGCACAAGCGGTCCGCCCTTTGCCGTCAACAAAGGTCTCGGATTTGGAGGGGCGATCCGTAGCAAGCGGGTCGCCCTTCAGCGTTTAGGTGGCCCAACTCCGCCGTTCGAGTCCAGCCCTCATTCATAAAAATTTCATCGACCGAGATGTCGTGTGATTCGCCTGCGCGCCTACAACATCTTGCGACGACCACGCCGACCATCTGTGAACAGTGGGGACAATCGCGTGGCAGCGAGTGGCTCAGATGATTCCCGCGAATCATATCGGTCGAGCACGACGGATTTGACAGCCGCGAGAATCGAAGCGTAGCCTACAACAACCCATTGTATCCGCGCGGACGAGGTTCGCGGCTGACCGATGTGCGGCGATGGGTCTCTGTTCAACTGCGTCAGCCGCGCAAAGGAGTAATCATGTCGAAGTTCTACAAAGCACCGGACGGCCATCGCTACCCGCTGAAGGAAGCGAAGTACGATATGTCGTTCAAGATTTACAAGAGCGACCGCCGCAAGGCGAAGCAAAGCGATCCGCAGCATTGCGTTCTCGCGAAGGGCATCCGCCGTCACAAGGATGTCGCTGATGTCTACGTCGGCTCAGGTCTCGATGCCTACGTGTTGTTCAAAGCTACTGAGGAAGACCCGGCGCACGCCGAACACTTCACCATCCGCACCACCGTGCGCAAGGTGATCGATAAGTTCGACACCGACAAGAAGTGCGAGAGCCAGATCATCACGCTGTCACGCCCGACCAAAGGCCGCACGCTTGCGGCACGCAGCAAGATGAACGCGGCACGCCGTGCCGAAGTGAAGGCTGGTGCGAAGGTTGCGAAGCGCGTCACGAAGAAGAGCCGCGTTGCTCGCCTTGGTGTACCGCATCGTCCGCGCGCTCCGATCTCTTCGACCGGTAGCGTTGACGTGCACACTGAGTTGGCGGCTTAACGCCTGAACAACGGCAGCGAGTTCGGTGCGAGCGCCGAGAGGCGCGGGTTCAACCATGTGCATTGGTAGTGCCACAAAGCGCACGCATCGGATTCGTCTGTCGTGTTGACCGGCCAGCGCAGCATCTTGCAGCGCTCGAACGTCTCGTGCTTGGCGAGCGTGCTCTTCATGTTCTTGCCGATGAAGTGCGAGCGCACCTGCGCCACCGTCGCCTCGCGTAGCTCGACGACATCGAAGCACCACTCTTCGAGATGCTCAGCGAGACCAAGCAACAGCTTGCTCGTGTCGATGTTGGTCTTGCCCTTCATGTGCAGCGGCTGCATCGGTAGCTCGTACACGATCAGGTCGGGCTGATGATCGCGCACGTTCCACTTGTCATCCATCCACGTGCGGAAGACGCGATAGACCTGCGCACGCGCAGAGCCGGGCGGAGCGAAGCGGATGTGTCCGCACTGAGGGATAGAGCCGGGTGCGCCATAGGCCCACCCGGTTGTGGTCGCGAGATCGAGAGCGAGGACGCGACCTTCGAACATCACGCAGCAACGGCGTTGAAGCCGCCTTCGTTACGACGCTTGCGCCAGCGATAGAGACCGATGCCAGCGAAGCCCAGTAGCATCATCGCCCACGTCGCAGGCTCAGGCACGGCACCGACCGTCGGACCCGGTACTGCAACGAGGAAGAATGAATCAGGTCCATCGTTCGCACCGGAGATGCGCGCGAAGAAAGCAATCTGATCATTCGGTAGGATGTCGCCACGGTCGAGGCTTAGACCACTGATCGTATAATCAGGAAAGCCGGTCCCGTTGTTCAGCGACGGGACGAGCGTTCCTCCCGGCTCCGGGCTGAACGCAGCGAGCACGCTGTGCTGCGTGAGGTTCAGGAAGTAAAACGACTCCAACGTCTGCGCCGTGCCAGTGTCGTTGACATCGAAGCCGATGTTGAAGGTCAGTGCCGGATCGTTCTGCGAGAGCAAGAACGCTCGCAAGAACGAGCCGTCGTAGCCGAGACCAACAGTGTCAGCGCCGGGATTGCCGCCGCCGACGACAGCGGTCGAGAAGTACAGTAGATCACTGACGTTGCCGCTATTGCCGAAGTTGGTATAGCCGAAGCCCGCAAGTTGCTGCGGCTGATGCGCGCCGCAGATGAGGCATGGCTGGTTGAGGGGCTGATTACCGCCCGGCACCGTCGGCGTCAGCGAGAGAGTGCTGGCTCCGCCGGTCGTCCAGAGTTGACCGCCAAGGATAACATCAGCGCTGGCAGGCGCAGTGAGCGCGGCCAGCGCGGCAATGCCGAATAGAAGTTTTCTCATCGTATCCTCTTCGTGGTGCGGGATGCACCGCACAGCGCAGCGTAGTTCTGCGCTGACCGTTGAACCCAACGCCCGTCACCCTACACGTGCTCAGGCGCACGTGTAAGAAGATCGGTCCACGGCGATAGATACTTCTGTTCAACGAACCACGCCGGAGGGCGACCGCCGTACGTCTTCACCCAATCCTCTCGCTGGGCATCACGCGCGAGCATGTAGCCGCGAATGATGAAGTGCGGTGCCGTGCCGGTCATCAGGATGAAAGTGTTGTCAGGGTTGTCACCCTTGTGCTTGTCCGTCTTCGGTCGGATGTAGAGATCGTACCAGTGCTCCGACCGCGTCCGCACCTGCAGGTTTCTCCCGATGTCTGGCGCGCTGAACGTGTTCACCGTGGGGGACCAGAACCGATTAAGAATCTTCGCAGCCGCGACCTCACCGCACGCACCCTCGATGTGAACATTCCACGGGTCGTCGCCCTTCTCCTCATCGAAGCCGTTCGCTGGCTCGTGACCAGACATTATCGAGGCGATGTTGCGCATGACGCCACACTGCGCACCCATCAGCATCTCTCGCTGCGTTAACATTACTTCGTTCGATATCACCATCTAACTTTGCTCCTTTGATGCAGGCTCAGCGACCGCGACCGCTGCCCTTGTTCTTGATCACCTTCTTCAGCGTCTTCACGCTCTTCGCCTTCACCTTGCCGCTGACCTTCATCGCGGCATCGGCACGTCGCTCACGCATCGCGCGAAGCTCTGCCTCACGCGGTCCCATCTTCGGTTTCGGTTCGCTCTTGCCGTACGCCATTGCTCTCTCCTCTGCATGCGTCGAACACGTAGGCAGGCCACCATCTCGACGCGATGAACGATGGCCCGTGTCGGTTAACGAATGTCATCCCGTCGAACGCCCATCCCCTTGCTGGCAGCGGATCGTTTATTCTGATCATCCTTTGCTGCCTCTCTCGCGTAGTACTCGGTGCACCACGCATCGATGTCGTCCTGACCGTAGCCGTGTTGCTTCATCTGTCCCCAGAACGTGGCGTGGTCGATGTTGTTCATGCCGAACTGGTAGAGAAGATCGTTGAGCCTGTCGTACTTCTCTTCAGCCGGTAGCTTCTTCTTGGGGCGCTTCATCCATTTGCTCCTTTGGTGGTTTGTGC